TATAGAAATCCAGCCAAATTGATCGTTTAGAATTGAGTCTGAAAATGTCTGTGAAGCTAATTCTGAATCTGGTCCACTAGAATCTGAATATATTTTAACTGTTAAACTCGTTGGATTCCCAAACTTTTTAACGTTTAGTTTTATCCTTCCTAAATTGCCAGTGAATCCACTTGTGAACGATTGAGCTATTCTCTGTGTTGTCGCAGACAATAAAGTGGCTAACTTATAATATAAATAAAGAGCATTAATATATGGAGTTAATCCTATTGATCCATTCAAAACAAACTTAAACTTTAAACTAGACCCAATATTAGTAAGATACTTTTCTGATGTTTCCGTTCCTAATGTCGCTGTAATGGATTCAAAATTAGTTCCATCGCTAGAAACGTAACTATCAATTGATGTTCCACTTGGTAGTGACCCGTTTATTAGCATTGTTACTGAAGGTATTACAGAATAGTCAGAATCAACTGCTAAAGATTGTATAGTATTAGCTCCGATAGAATATGCTTTGTAGTATTGTTTAAAATATACTCCATGAGACTCAGTGGATGGAAAGACTCCATAAGATACATAAACTGAATATGCGAGAAGATAACTACTAAATCCTGTAGGTAGTTTATAATAATTATCATCATTCAATATACTTGATTTAAACCTAATAACATAATGAGTATCATCTTCTATCGCAGTATCTGTGAAAGTAAAAGTAAAGTCTTGATAAGAAGTTGTCACTAATGAAGCAATTACTGTGCTCGATGTTGATAACAATGATGTCGCTAGATATGCCTCTACGTCTGAATCGTATGTAGTACTCCATAATTCAAGTGATATCGTTCCCGTAGGAGAACCTAATTTTTTTATTCTTGTAACGATTTTTGTCAACGCTCCGGCTTCTGTTGTCAAAAAGTCTTGATCAATATTTGTCATCGCCATTGTAGCTCTACCAAATCCTATGTCAGAGTCGGCGACTTCTTCTGTTCGTTGTTGGTTTATTGCTTCGGCAGAAGCTGTGAGCATTAACCTCCCATAAGAAGTATTCCAATCAGCAGTAGTATTCCCAGCGTCTTTTGTTGTATCGGAAAATAAATCCTGCCAGTAAGTACTTCTTGTTTCGTTTGTGTTACTTATGTCTATTACATTTTTATATACTTTAAAACAAAAGTCAAAACTCAAAACATTCCATGAGTTGAAATATCTAGCAGCAGTACCGTCTGAATATCCACCTATATTATTAGCTCTCCATTCGTAGTAATTATCCGAATTTCCATTAGAAGTTGAAATCACTATCCAATAAGTTGTACTGGTCGATAATTCCAAATCAGTACATGGAATATTGACCCAGAATGGTAAGTTAGTTACCGAACTTGATAAAAGAGTATACTCACCATTTGTTACTATAGTCCCTGATGGATTAGATCCTGAGTTAGTTTCTATCCTTATTGTTATGTTGGAGTTGATACTACCAACACGTTTTAATAATAATTGTATTTTAGGTATTAAGGAAGTTTCAGACACTTGGAAGCTTTGTGCTAGTTTTATTTCTCCGTATAATGGTTTCGAAAAGTTATTAGTTGTTTGATAAGCGTCTAAAGTTGTACCAGAACTTAAATATAAATTAGACTCAAAACTATTAGACCCTAATTTAAGATCTGGGAATACTCCTTCAAATTCAACTGGTTCTCCATTTAAAGTAATATTTAAATTGTCGTGATCAATTAAAAGTTCGTCTCCAGAAGTAAAGGCAGTACTTATATTAAGTTGTTTTGAAGTAGATAGATTAATGAAATCAATTGATGAAATATCCCCAATATTGTCGAATTTATATCTAACCTTTACTTTCGGAATAGATGATCCTTGTACTGAAAATGAATCTTGTACAGAATCTTGAGTGGCATTTTCTACTGAAAAAGCTTCCGTCAGTACTAAACTACCACCGATAGAATCTATAGATTTAGCAAACGGAGGGTCTATTACTTTAAATTTAATTTCAAAAGGTGCATAGGTTACATGATAGTATTCCCTTGTGATAGTACAAGAAGTACATTCAACGATATATCTTCTATATTCTCCTGAATATTCCATGTCAAAATTACCACTTGTTATCATGACATTCTTTTTAAGCGTATCTATGTTTGTTTCTAGATCTGCTATGCTACTTCCTTTAACAATACCAGATAAAAAAATTTCTTTAGGTCCGAAGTTCGACGAAATTAATTTTTCTCCATCTTTTCTTGATATTTCTAGGGTATTTAGTTCTTGTGGTGTAGCAGAATCATGATGTATATTAGTTAAAGTATAATTACCTGAGAATTCAAAATCATTTAATTTCATTAATAAGCTCCCTGTCTAGATAAAGTGATTTGTCTTCCAATGGTGTTTCCAATCTCTTCTGGACTTAATCCGTCTTTATTGTTTATATTACCATAGATGTTTATGTTTGATATAGTAACTCCTCCGCCGCCATTACCATTAGCCATATTCCATAATCTTTGTTGTTGATTGGAGTTTAAAACCATTTCCCCAGGTGTTAACATAGCTGGAACAGTGTCTGTCCCATAAGATCTGAAACCATTAGCCGCATGGATAATCCCTCCGGTATTCCAACCTGTCCCTCCGCTCTCGCCTAATCTTGCTATATCTCCAGTAACACTTCCTGTCTTAAAGAAGGTTTTAATTCCTTCCCATCCCCCTTTAATATCTTTCCATAATTTTATAAATTCCTGTTTAAAGGAATCCTTAAATGCTTCACCCATATCTTTGCCAAGCTCTTCTCCCATTGTATCAAAAGATTCTGTGTCTATTTGATTGACTAGGTTATTATATGAAGCCGAAATACCAGCAGTAGTTTCTTTAGCTGATTTAATAGCTGCATCTCGTTGCTTGTCATATTCTGCCATCTGTTCAGCATGACTTCTTTTTAGGTTGTCTATTTCGTCTCCAAGTTGTACGTTTTGAATTGAAAGCACATCAGCAGAGTGTCTTTCTAATAAGCCTTTTTCTTCTTCTAATTTAATTTGAAGTTCAGATTTTTTCTTTTCGTATTCTGTCTTGGCATTTGAAGTATCTTGTTCATATTTTGATTTATTCTCAGCAAATTGAGTATCATATTCTGAATTTTCTTCCATTAGTTTAGCTCTAAGATCGTTTAGTCTTTCTTGATCTGCCAACCATCCATATCCAACTTCTTCATCTATTTGAGCTTGTATTTCTGCTACTTTTTTAGCATGCTCGTCTTCTAGTTTCTTTTGAGTGTTAGTAAAGTCTGCTATTCTTTCTTCATTCTCTTTGTTAAAGGCATCAGTTTCTTCTGAAAGTTCTTTTTCTAAATCTTTAATATTAGCTTTTGTGTCTTGTACTATTTTAGCTAAAGACTCCTTAAAATCTCTTTCTGATTTTAGTGCTTGATCACTTATGTCTTTTAATTTATCTGCTAAATCTTCCGCTGCTTTTGCGGCCTCACCTAGACCATCTGTAGCTGAAGATCCTATTGCTTTATTACTTTTAACAGCTTCGTCTGTTGTCTTTCCAATTTGATCCATGAATTTTTTCATAGATCTATAAACTACTCCACCTAATACAGCAGCTAAGAGTGCGAAAAGAATAAACAATGGAGACATAGCTAGTGGAATTAGTTTTATTATCGTCCATAATCCCGTTAATGCTGACTTAGCATTTTTAACAACAACTATAAAAGTTGTAATGGCTATTGCAGCTGTGATAAAAGAAATAATAACATTTCCATTTGTTTTTATAAACGCTGCTACTTTATTAACTAAAGGTCCTAATGCACTAGAAGCTAGTGTTCCGATTTTAGCTGACATTAAAGTCACTGAGTCTTTTAAGTTGGAAACTGCACCACCCAATGTTCTAGATTGTTTCGCCATTAGTTCAAAAAACTTTCCACCTTCTTGTGTCATATTCTCTAATGCTTTTGTAACTAATTCAGCAGGAACAATCATCCCTGCTTCCATTTTCTTTTTAATTTCAGCAGCTGATATTCCTGTAATATCTGCTAATGATTCCAAAAGAGGCACACCAGCTTCTGTAAACTGACGAAGTTCCATACCAGTTAGTTTGGTAGCTGTTTGTACCTGTCCATAGGCTAAAGTAAGTTGCCCAAGACGTTCAGTTCCAACACCAGAAGCGATATCACCCAACATCGTTAAAGTATCTATCATATTAGTGGTATCGACACCCATTGCCAGTAATTCTCTTGAGGATTGTAAAACGCCAGGAATTTCAAAAGGAGTTTCAGCAGCAAAGGCATACAAATCTCTTAGCATTGCTTGACCTTGTTCTGCTGAACCCATCATAGTTTCAAAGGCGACTTGAGTCTGTTCGAATTGAATACCGACATCTAAGACACCTTTCAATTGATTGAAGGCATACTTAAGACCGTCAACTGCTAGTTGACCAGTTGCAACTCCTTTAGCAAAATCTGTTATTGAATTGCCAATACCTTTAATTTTTTTAGACGCATCATCTTGCGCCGATAATGCAAGACGAAGCCTTAAGTCTGATGCCACTTATTTCCTTTTATTTTCTACTTACTTTTTTGTTCTCGTTGTTTTTTTATACTTTCGATTTCTTTTATTTTAATGAACCATCTAACTCTGTCAGCTGGTTCATTAAAAAATTCTCTTGTAGTTAACCCATATTCTTTTTTGTAATAATGTTCTATAAGTTCTGGAGGTGCTGGGATTGAACAATTATTAATAATAATGTCTACCAGCACCCTCTCTATTTTGGGTCAATTTGTCCACTAATTGCCTGAAAGGACTGAGTAATAACTTGAATAGGAAAGTCTTTTAAGTCTTCTGCCTTAACATCGATAATTTCTTTTTCAGAAAGTGCTTTTCCGCTTTAAAATAATTTAGTTAAAGTTTCTAAGCCTTTTTCTAATTTTTGGTCATCTGTTCCTTTTCCTTCTGTGACTTCTTTTAAGTCTCCATAAGAAGGTAGACTAAATTCTAAATAACAGTCTTCCCATCCTTCACCAAACATAGATAAAGGCACTTTTTTCGTAATGTCAAATTTTTTACTCATATAATCCTTATTTATTAATAACTTGATACTTGGTTAGCTAAAGTCAATGTTGAAATGACATTAGCACTATTTGCTACATCGTATAAACCTTTGAACTCGATTTTTTCTGTTACAATATCATTTAACCCTTTGTTTGGTTCCCAGTTTGCAAATCTTACTTTAGGTAATTGAATTGTTAAATAATTACTTGCTCCATAAGTAAATTTTACTTCCATTGCTTTAGTTGATCCACTAGAAACATAATCTCTATAAGTAGCATCATTAAACCCTAGTTCAAATGTCCCTTCGATTGATAATTGTTTGTTTAAAATCTCACTTGGTGTAGCAGTTCCTAGATCATTAAAATCTTGAACATTTTTTGAAATTGTAATTTCAAAGTTTGTTAAATTTATTCCACTTGCTGCTGCTAGCGTAGCTGTACTTGTAGCTAATTTGAAAGTAAACATTGAGTGAATGAATTTATTGCCTGTTGAATAACTTGGTGTTGTAATAGTCCAATCTCTTCCACTTGTGCTTCTAAAAGAACAAGTACATTTTACCAAACCTTCTGGTTCTACTTTAATTGTGAATTTATCAATCATAGCTAGTCTAAACATTTTAGCAATGTTTGGATCTTGAACTAATAACGATAATGATTGGTGAGTGTTAGTGTTTGCTAGAGTATAAGTATGAGTATAATTTGTTGATCCTGCTGAAACTGGTGCTGCACCTGTTACTGCTGATAAAATTGTACCAATAATGGTGTCTTCTAAATCATATTCGAAATCACCTTCCGCATATTTCTTAACCACATAACTCATATCAGAATCTGCAATTTGTCCGAAAGCACTATCTTGATCTATAGTTACTATTTTTTCATCAAAAGAAATTGAATTATATGGCAACCAATAAGTTGGGGCTGTAATTGTCCCTCTTACTGACTCCCTAGCAACTCCTAATGATCCTCGTCTACCTACGTAATAACTCATAATTTTCTCCTATTTATGGACTAATGTCCATTATTATTTTAATTTAGTTTAATTTAGTTCAATTTTTATTTTTATTTTATTCTTAATTCATTCTTAACTTAACGACTTGAAGCTTAATTCTAGCATGCCTACAATAACCTTCTCCTACCTCGGCATAATCCCAGCTACTTGGCGAAGCTTTGATATAATTAGCGGCATCGTTAAAAGTTATAAAAGAGTCAAAAGAATCTATTAATTCTGATACAACATTACCCATAATCCTTTCAGAGGTTTTCATAGCAGTGTCATCTGCTCCATGTATATTTCTGGAAATTTGAACATATATATCACAATCAAAATTAAAAGCTCTTTGGTTTTCACTAACAGACCAGAATTCATTATCATTTTCTGCCATTGTTATTGTGACCGCTGGAAAGCCTCTAAAATTCACTTTATGATAATCCGCAACATCCTGTACCGTTGTTATAGTACTAGATATATGATTCATTATTTCTTTTTTAAGTTCATTTATTGAAGTATTCATTATTCACCGTTTAACGCAATTTCTTGCATCGCTTTTTTTAATGCAGTCTCAAATCTTTTATTTATATTAGGCAAAGACATATCAAGTGCTTTTTGTAAGAATGGATTTGCTTTTGTGCCGTGTCTGTTAATATGTGCTTGTAAAGCATACGGATCCCATCCATGTCTTACTGCCCAACCTTCAATTTTTTTTATACCTACAGGGTGAGGCTTTGTTCCTTCATGAACTCCATAAGCATATTTAGCTTTTGGTCCGTATGTTCCTTTGAGATTGGATAGTTTCATTTCCCAGTTACCTATTAAATTTGAGGTGTCTACTGGAGTTGTTTGTTGCTTGGCATTATGGATGTCTATTAAAAATGTTTGTTTTATTGCTGTATTAACATGTTTAGCAACTGTTACTGGTGCTAACGTCAATGCCTTTCTAATATTATCAAGATTTTCAATTTTAATTTGAATGTCCATAGTTAATTATTACCACTTCTGACCAAAGTAAGTCTTTTATAGGCTAGATTACCGAATCCTTCTATTCTTACATTTTGTACTGAGTATAATTGTGAATCTAAAATAACTTGATCACCTTCCATTGCAGGAACAGTATCATATACATAACATTCCCACATATTGCCAATATTCCCACCATACATTATCGATTTGTCTGGATTCGGTTCTTGTAAACTAGCCGAATATCCATCAGCCGTTCCGGTAGCAGAATAGACACTACGATTAATATCAATCGCGCGTAAACGACGTAAGTTTATGATTTTTGAAAGAAAGTATTGGATTTTAACTCCTATTATTATTATAAAATATTTTATATAATTAGTCAAGTTTTTAGTTATTTTATAATGTTGGACAGCGATATAAGTCTAAAATTGAATGATATGGTATAGAATATTGACCTACTGATTCATAAGTGACTGAATGTTCTCCAACTTTTTCTGACTTAACTCCTTTAGCGGCACCACATACTTGTCTGATGATATCTCCAACCATTTGAGTTGCTACCATTTCGATATCTGATGGTACTACTGTTCCTACTCCAAAAGCACCAGTAATTTTAACCTTTTTAGACCCTAAATATGGATATGATCCATATCTTCCATAGGGATTAAGTCTAATTTCATTTTTAGGCGTAGAATTAAGTGGATATGTCCAGTAGTCTGTAGTTTCTGTTAATGTGTCTTCTATGTCTCCATCTGTGTCTAATAATTGAACCGATGTTAACGAAGTAAAGTCATCAATAAATAATTGTGATGTAGATTTTTGTACATCATAATATTTAACTGTGTTCGCTGAAATAAAACTTGTACCAGTATATCTGTCAATATAAGCTGATACCCAATTAATCCAATCTATTACAGATCCAGATATAGAATCATCTATATTGATTTGTAATGATTGCTCTATCTTACTTTCATTTGTATACATTATTTTCTCCTTCTTGTTATATTATTTAATTTACTAAAATTGTTCTTTCTTGTTATATTATTCATAAGACTACAAGGACATTTCTTTTTTGTGATCATACAATTTTTATCATATGGGTATTTTTGTTGTGGACTCCAACTTGGAGATGGACTCGCTGATGGACTTTGTGATTCACTTTCTGATGGACTAACTGACGGACTGTAACTTGGGCTTATTGACGGTGATAGGCTAGGTGATTTACTAGGTGACGTAGAAGGTGAAACTGATGGTGAATAACTAGCACTAGGACTAGAGGACTGTGAAGCAGAAATACTTGCTGAGACGCTAATTGAAGGCGATTTAGAAGGTGACGTTGATTGACTTATACTTGCGGATGGACTGCTACTGATTGAACTTGAAGGACTACTTGATTGACTTATAGAAGCACTTGGACTTAAACTTTGAGAACTGGATTGACTTTGACTCTGACTGCTACTTTGACTTTGAGAAATTGAACTTGATGGACTATAGGAAGCAGAG